TGCTTCATAGAATCTTTCAATGGCAGACTGAATTTGATAATATCTTCACAGTTGACTATGAGAAAATGTTTGGTAAGGTATTCTACGCTGCAATTGAAAGATTCTATGAAGCAGTCGGATGGAAACTTAGAAAACCATCAGAGAATCTCACGGTGGAATTGGAAGACTTATTTGGAGAGTAATATCTATTAAGTAATAATATGCAATTCACAATTTTATTCGAAAAACTTTTAAACGAACTTGTCGATACTCTTTTTCCCACCTTTGTCACTAAAAGAGCAGAGGGAGCAAAGAAAATAGAAGAATCCACGAGAAAAAAAGGTTCTTTCGCCATCTTAACAGCTTACCACTTTGCTGGTAAGGTAAAACCATATGCTGATGCTTTGCGAAAAGCTAAGAAAGATGACAAAGAATCCCATTTCAAAGCGAAATATAAAGAAGCCCATGCCAAACTCAAAGATCTGGATTCTCTTTCGCAAAAAGAATTTCAAATGATCACGGGAACTCTTGAAGCATACGGTGAAGTTTACATTCAAGCAAAACATCCGAAAGATTATTCGAAATAATACTTGCATTTCCCTGTAAATGGGGTAGATATTCTTATCAGGCACAACACCCTGATTTACACACAAATGAACACAAACAAAAACGCATACGAAATAAGGCTCGATATTTTGAGCATCGCCCATAGTGACCTCATGACTATTTTTCATGAGAAGTTACACAACGCTAAAATGCAAAAGATTAGCAACGGAGGATGGACAGAGGCAAAGATTGATGAGAATATCATCACTGAACATCTACCAACTTCTGAAGCTATTATTAAAAGAGCAAAAGAATTATATGCATTTGTAGAAAATGCATAATTAAGATTGTGATCAGTCGCTCTGATCTGATCTGGAATAAGCAGGAGGAAGTCCAGTGAGAATGATGATAAACCCTGCACAAATTTATTAATTATGACAATACAAGAGGCATATAATAAAGGTTTAGATGATGCAGAGAATCGAATTATCGAAAATTTCATCAATCTATTAAACGATAAGGAATATAATGTAGAATTCCCAAACCCAAAGTTGGAAATTGTTCGTAAAGTAATTAAAGAACGATCCGATTATTTCTTTAAGATGGCAGAAGGAAAACACGGAGTAGCATTAGGATTCCAGAAAAAAATACAAAACAACAAATTAGAACTTGAAAAAGCAAAATAATCTATTAAAATAACACAGTATATGAAAACAGACAAACACGTAGCAATCATTGACCAAATCGGACGTAACATCATCGGTAAACTCGTAGGTGAAACGGAAACCACACTGACACTTAACAATCCAGTCATTCTATTCGTTCAACCAGAACAAACAGGACAGATTCAAGTTCAGAGCTTTCCAGTATTCTTCTTTGAATTTATTAACAAGGACTTCCGTGGTCAGAATAATTGGACATACAACAAAGCTAATGTCGTGACAAGTGATGTGGTTTTGGATGATAGAATTTTGCTTCAATATGAGAAGATTAATACTCCTCCTGTTGAACAAAATACACCAACATCCTCACCTAAAGTTATTTCGATTGACGATCTATAATATGTCACCAGAACAATTTACATATTGGTTGAAGGGATTTTTCGAAATCTCTGATACCAATAATTTAAGTGAGAAACAAGTTCAGATCATTCGTGATCATTTGGATTTTGTTTTCAATAAAGTGACACCTGAGAGAAGTAAAAAACCGAATTATGCGGAATTATTTGATTCCATTGTGAAGCCCAAATTCCCAATTTCAAAACCTGATTTATATTGTTAATATATGGAAAAAATAGATAAAGATATTTTAGCGTCTTTGAACGCTTTGGACGATGTAGTGCCATACTCAGCATATCTGAGTGATTCAACTCTTTCCAGTGTAAATGACTGGATTGATACGGGGAGTATGGTTCTCAATGCTCTGATTTCTGGTTCGTTGTATGGTGGTATTCCAAATGGACGTATCACACAATTAGCAGGACCATCAGGTGCATTTAAAACGGGACTTGTAATGCAAATTCTGGCAAATGCTCAAAAGAAAGGCTTGATCCCTGTCATTTTTGACACGGAAGGTGCAATTGATCCTGAGTCTGCTGCTAAATTTGGTTTGGATATTACCAAAGTCAAATATGTCGGATGTGAATCAGTGGAGCAAACACGAAATGCGATCTACAAATTCCTGAAGAGTGTTCGAGAGAAGAAACAATTCGGTAAATTTATTATCGCTATTGATTCTCTTGCGAACTTGAACTCGGAAATGGAACTGACTCGTATGGATAAGGATTCCATGTCTGCTGATATGGGAACATTTGCAAAATCTGTTAAGAGTCTGTTGAAGACATGCACCAACATGTCAACTCTCACCAAGACTCCTATTCTGATTACTAACCATGTCTATGACGATCCGAGTGCAATGTATCCATCTCTTGAGAAGAATATGCCAGGTGGTAAAGCAGCAGTGTATCTACCCTCTGTCACCATTCAACTTGCTAGAAAATTGGTAAAAGATGGTGATAATAAGCAAGTCAGTGATAAATTGGCTGCATCGCAGAAGAATTATTCAGGCGTTGTTATCCGTGCTTTGACAGTTAAGAATCGCTTTATCAAGCAATACCTTGAAGGTGAGTTCTATCTGTCCTTTAGCAAGGGGTTGGACAAGTATTATGGCTTGCTTGATATCATGAAAGGTATGGGAGTAGTCGATAATTCAGGTTCTTCCTATACCGATTGGACAGGAGACAAGCTCGGATACTATAAAGTATGGAGTAAAGATATTGGTCTATGGGAAAATAAATTGCTTCCCGAACTTGAGAAGCGCATCAAAGAGCATTGGGCTTATGGCTCATCTCCTGATGACGATAATCTGATCGAATTGGAAGAAGATATCGAGATCGATGATTAATCTTTGAACAAAAAAAAACCCGCTAGAATTTCTAGCGGGTTTTTTGTGTATTATATTTATTGCTCATTGAGCCATAACCAATGAGCATAATTTTTCGGTTTTTTAAATCCACGTTCTTTACATTCACCTCTTTGATTTAAGAGTTCATCTTTTTGAATTTGTTCAGTGAAATAATCCATCACATGGTTTTCATACATAGATATTTTCTTGTCTTGTCTTCCTTTTCTTCTTTCTAAGTATTTCTCCATATATTCAATAAGATTGAAATCTGGATTTTCTTCGTTGTAAGCATCGTAGATAGTATCCTCGATTTCTTGTATTTTCATATCTTTAAGTTCTTCGAGTTTATCTTTATACTCTTCTTTCTGAGCTTTTTTTCTAGTTTTGGAATCTTCAAACTCTTTTTTCTTTTTATCGTATTCGTCTTGTTTCGTACCTTTTTCAATATTTCGTAATACTATTTTTTCTCCTTTAGTCTTAATATTCTGTTTCAACGTTCCACTGACATTAGCCCATTTTTTTAATGTTTCACGATCTTCAGAATTAATTATACCCTCTTTTTCCAAGGAGTCTAAAAGATCATCATCCAACGTATCAAATATGTTACTATACTCTTGCTTTCTAATAGTACTCATTACATTACCAGCTAGTGAATTTTCTGATAATTGCATATACGCAATGTTAAATTCTTCCATAAATGTTTTTTTAATATCAGAAAATAATGGGAAAATTTTCGCTTTCAATGTATCCAAAGATGTTGGTTTTTGCTCCTCAATCCTCTTATTAACAGTATTTAAAGCTGTTTGAATAACTGTTGTATCGAATTCATATAATTTTTCTTGTTCCTCATCTACCTCATCCCATTCTTTATATTTGATAAGCCTTGCAATTTCTTTCTTTTCATCTAATAATATTTCTAATGTGAGTTGTAAAGATAAAAGAGGGATCATAGTTTCATTTACAGTTTCATCTCTTTTGCTTGTCAAGTTGGAATTATTCATACTAGGTGCAAGATGGAAAGATGTGAACAAACCTTTTGGCACTTTTTTCGATTTTCTTAATTTTTTAATTAAAGGTATAACTTTAGAATTTAAATCGTTAAGTTCTTTAGGTGACATTTTAGTCAGTTCAAATTTCTTTTCTGCCATACCACGAGCATAATTTGAAGATGCTGTTTTATCCAATCTACCTTCGGTTTTTTTCTTGGGATCTCCCCCAGTATATTTTTGAATGTTTTCAGGATTAGTTACTAATTTTTCAAATTTATCAGAAGTTGCTTCTTCGTAATTTTTTCTGAGTAAAACATCTAAAAAATATTTTTGTTTTTTCGGTGCGCTATTATCACCATTACCAGACAATTCAAAATTTAAATACCCTTCGGTTGGTTTGAGTGATTTTTTACCTCCTAATGCCAATCTTTCATCAGGTGTAAGTTCAACAAATGAATAATCTTTAACCAATTCACTGTAAATTCCTTTGATTTTTAAAAATTGCATGAGCATACGACCTAGATATTCATCTCTCAAATGATTAACATCTCTTCCTTCAGCAAAAGGTGTGATCGCCTTTTGAGTTT